GCTGGTGTAAGAGCTTCTAGAGAATGTTGCCCTTGATCAGAAACGATCTTAGCTACACTCTCGAAAGCGCATTGAATGAATTCTTGTTTTGTACTGAAAGAGAGCTTATTCATAACTATTGTTCACATGCATGCATTTATACAATAATAGAAATTTACCACATACATGCAAGCATGCACAATACATGCATGCAAAAATACATGTATCATTTTCCACATTAGGAAATTTGAGCAATAGACATGGTACAGAGCGTAAGATTGAATGATGCTGAGCAGGAAAAACTCAGAAGAAAAGCAGTTGAATTAAATAAGGCTTTAATTCAAAAAGGTCAGCAACCAGTAAGAGATAGCGAGCTAGTTCATATTTTAATTGAGGAAGGCATTGAACTTATTGAAATTAATAATAGTGGTAAATTAACAATACCAAAATAATACAGAAATAAAGGGTGAGATAATCACCCTTCAAGTAAAACAATTTAAAATGTTAGGAAAAACAATGAATAATATAGCTAATGAGGTTTTTTGTACGCTTAATAATTATTTGTACTGGGTAGGTTTTATGAAAGGCGCAGGATTGGTAGGCTCAATTTGGCTGGCATGTGTGATTTATAATTATTTTATGAAAAAGAAATATGATGTAAAAATAGAAATATCAGAACGAAAAGAACCCAAAATATAGAGCCATAATGAGCTCTATTTTTTAGACATAAAAGCTCTCAATAAATGAATATTAGTAAAATTAAGTTATTGTTTTAGCTTGGAAATCGCATAACGAAGCTATTATGTTAAATAAGATACCAAAGGCTGTGGCTAAACAACGCTATTGCTGCCACAGATCGTCAACGTGAATCATGATAATTTTAATTCACGTTGACGACTATCCTAAGTAACATAATATTCGTTATGCAAAATCCTGCGCTATCTAAGTCTATCTATATGATGATCTAGTTTTATAAATAATAATTTGAGTTGATCAATTTCATCATAATTGTCTATGTCTAGTTCCCTGATTGCATCTAGATACTGCTCAAGTGAATCACGCATGAATATGTAATCTGACTTTTGTAATACCCCAATGTTTCTATTATAAAACATTGTCTTCCATACGTGCCTATTCATTATCATTGCATGTTGACGTTGCTCTATGATGATCTATTTCTTCATGCAAAAATAAATCTCCACAGAATGGACATTGAGTATATTTTTCTTCAATCTTTTCAACTATATATATTGGTGCAAAATTTGATTTAAAAACCATATAAATCGTTCTAAGTTCTTCTAATGTAAATTCCATAACAACACCTTAATCTTCAATGTGATTACTTACTGATCTTAGAAAATATTTAGCAACGTAATAGCCAAATACAAGAATAAAAACAGTCATTCCAACCCAATAATCCATTTAAAAGCGCCCTTTTTAGATCATATTTTGTGCATCGTTACCCGCATATTATAGAATGCTATTCCTGTGAATGTGAAATTATTAACCAGTTCATAATTTCCCATTTGAGTACATTACTAGAAATAATAAAAGAGCCATTAGACAAAAAACTAATGGTATAAAAAACCTAAATTTAGGGTCAAAATCCATTATTTAATCCTTTAAAAGCGTAATCAATGAGTCAATGCTCGAATGTTGTTTGTGACGATTTATAGTCATAAATCTTAGCGTCATAGACATGACGTTTTATCTATAAATCAGTCCTTTGAGTATCAATTCGACAAGTCTTTTTTGTGAAAAGACTTGTACATTTTCAATGTGAATCTAGCGAATCAGACTGATCTTTTAAACGTTTAAGTCTGTATTCAAGTAATCGTATAGCACGTTCTTTATTCTTAAACAAATAATCATAATTAATATCATCCAACTCATCTTCACGAACATAAATACCTGAATATGTTCTAAATAAGTAACCGTATTGAGTTTTAATTTTTTTGGGTAATCGAATACGCTTAAATACAAATCTATCGAGAATTACGTATAAAAAATGCAAAATCATGAATCCAAATACAGATAGCATAAAAGCACCAATTAATACAAAGTCTTGCAATGATTTTAAATCAGTTATAGATAAAGTATTCATGATTAAAGTTCCTTTAAAAAAAGATCAGGACGTAATAAACGAGCACATATATAACAGACACAAACAGAATCTGTATACTTAGGAATTTTCATTATATAAATTGATTGAGTAGGAATATCACAACGCTGACATAACATTCTGCCTACATTGTTATATCTATAAAGATGATTTTTAATAATATCCATTAGAAATACCTAGATTAAAATAAGAGAATGTTTGACACCCAGTAAAAAACCAAATGTAAAGCCAATGGAAAGCCCAAGAAAGTAAATAACATATTGATTGGTAATACGTATTTTCATAATTAAAACCCCTTAAATTCAGCTAAATTATTAGCACCATTCGTTACCTTTGCATTTAAACGAGGGTCTACACTGTTGTTCTGGACTTGCTGTGATTGTAGATACTGCTCATATTTCGCATATTGCTGGGGAGTCATAGAAACCTGTTCAGTAGCTTGTTGATTATTTTGCGCAGTATTGTTTTGAGCAACCATTTCATTATTTTTCTCTCTAAAGTAATTGTAAGGTCTATCACCATCATCAATTAATCGTTTGCATGCTGATGGGTTTATATCGCTGATCTTTGTACCTTGCTCCGTATATGCAGTGTATTTGCCATTGTATTTAATACAGCCAGCAAATTTAGGTAATGAGGTCGCCTGATACTCTCCAGCAACCTTACTGTTGTATGGGTCGGCTGGGTTATAACTAATTTTATATGTCGCATTGTATTGAGATTGCTGTTGTTCAATCTGTTGATTGCGATTTTCAGGATTTTGTAAATCTCTATATTGAGCAAGTGTTACACCCATATTTTTAGCATTTTGTTCATCAATTTGATCTTGTGTTAACTGTTGGGTATTTTGAGTTGGCTGTTGTGCTGGAGGATTTTTTGAAGCAACTTGTTCCGTTTTATTGCCAAATAAACCAAAAAAACTTGTACCTAAAATCTTGTATGAGCCAAAACCAAGCAAGGCAACGATCAAACATGAATAACCAACAAGCTCCATAGGAAAAGACTTTCTAACTTGATGGTTTTCTGATGATTTATAGAATTTAAATAAATGCTTTGGATATTTCCAAAGCTTCTTGTTTAATGCAATTTGAGCTGTAGATTTAGACCATGTTGTCATAGCCTCACCAAATTCCCAAATAAGTGCAGCGTCCATACCAAATTTACGACGCATGACAAAATGCGTTGTAACAGAAGCTAAAACGTCAGTATTTAATTTGGTTACACGTTGGGTAATAAAATAGATTTCTATACCGAAATGGCCGTGTAAAAGTAAAGCTCGACCAATATCTCTAATTTCTTCTTTTTTGGCATCTAAGGCTTTTTTATATGCTTTTTCAACTGCATCAATTTTCTGTTTTCTTTCTGAAACGGTGAGCTGTGTATCTAATGTTAGTTTCTCTATAATTTCATCAAATTGATATTTGTTCTGTAATTCATAATTTTTTAGCAAATCTTGTTCTGAATATGCAGGATGTTCATGCGCTTCATCCCAAACCAGGACTGAACCATTGGGCAGATCTCGCCAATCAAAAGGATCTCCTAAACTTGAAGATACAGAAATAACACCATCTATATTTATACCGACAATATTTGTATATACCTGACGACCTTTATTTAACTCATCAAAAATACATTTGATGACATAAAGTGTTTTGCCTGTCCTAATTGGAGCAGAAATCAAGATACTCATTGTTTTGAACTCCAAGGCAAGCTACATAATAACGTGCAACGCTTCGTGCGTTCGCATGCTCCTACTCGCTTATGCACGCCATTAATCCGCTTTGCCTATGAAAACTTTAGACATTTTAATAAAAGCAGCTATGCCCATTGCTGACATAATCACACTGATTGATTGAGGTATTTTTAATATGCCAAGAACACCTAAAACATCGGCAGGTAAGTTGCCAAATAAAACTTGCATTTCATTTTGAGCCATTGCAACAAGATCGTCGGTTTTTCCATAAGCATAGAAAGCCAAGCCAGCCCCAACAAATATTTTAAGAATGAAAGAACTTGCAAAAGAACCAGCAAACCACATGGCTAGACGAAGTAAAAAAGCAGGCATTTTTAACTCCTTACAACAATATTTGATGCATAGATATATGCACAGATCAGAATTAAATTACCGAGCAAACCTAGGTAATAGCACCACTCAGAAAAATCGAATGTATAAGAAAATGCACGACGGCCAAGAAAATTCATACTTAGTGTTTTATTTGCTGGGCATTGTGCAGATGAAGCAAAAATAGTTTCTGAAAAAGTACCAACATCAATGGTTTGAACATCAACTTTGGTATCGCCATTTTCAGGAAACTCACTGTCTTTACCTTCTTTGAGGTAGTCTTTTATGTCTTTGAGATGACCATTACCTTCTTTGATGCCGTCATTAATACCATCAAGTTTTTTGCCATTTTCCTTGGTTGCTTCAGTACCCGCATTAACAGCATCAACTGTATTTTTTCCATTTGTATTAATCGCATCGACAGTGTTTTTACCGTTAGCATTCACAGAATTAGATACTTTGTCACCGTTAGCATTAACTGAATCGGCAACAGCATTTATTGAAGAATTAAGATTTGAAACAGCATCTTTTACTGCATTTGTTGCAGTTATATTGTCTTTGACAGCATTGGCAACTTTGTCACCATTTGCATTAACAGCCTTAGTATTATTGTCTACAGCACTCGTTACAGCAGAAACAGTGCTATTCAGTGCATCTACAGAAGCTTTAACTGCATTTGTTGCAGATGTATTCGCATTGACTGCACTGGTGACAGCATTTGTATTGTTGTTTACAGCAGTCGTTACAGCAGAAACAGTGCTATTGAGTGCATCTACAGAAGCTTTAACAGCATTTGTGGCTGATGTATTAGAATTGACTGCGCTTGTGACTGAATTTGTATTGTTGTTTACGGCAGTCGTTACAGCGTTAATTGTATTGTGCAATGCGTCTACTGATGATTTAACCGCATTAGTTGCAGCAGTATTATTATTAACTGCATTAGTTGTACCGTTGACAGCATTTGCAACAGTAGTGATTGACTGATTAATTGAGCTAATACTATTACTTATAGAGTTAACAGCATTATTAATAGAATTTGTTATAGCTGTTTTTGAATCATTAATTGCAGCAATGATTTTTGAATCATCAAATTTTCCATTGCCATTATTAGGATTATTATTAGGATCATTTGGATTGGGTTTTGTCGGGTCTGGATTATTCTTTACACAGATTTGTTTACCGTTAAATGAACCGCTGGCGTAACCACTTGGGCAACCTGTAGGCGGTTTGTCGCAATAAGATTCACCGTTTTTACAACCGTCAGTTGGCGGTGTGACATTATCCGGATATGGGGTATCTGGTAATTCTGTTGCAGTTGCTGGACATGATGAATCTTTTACGGGATTACCAAAGCTAATCTTAAATTGATCATCTGATTCACCTGCAATGAATGGCTGTTTATATTTACAACCTTTGTAACAAGCTGTTTGGTTTTGAATTTTAGTAACGTATGCAGAAGTTTGGTCAGGATTCCAATTAGTCCAACCAGGAACACTAATAGGTTTGGATTTAATAGATTGTGGTGAGCATTCATCGTCTTTTTTAGTTAATTCTGCATAGAATCCACGATAACTGCCATTAGAAATACATTTACCGTCTTGAGCGCCAACACTAGAAGTACTAATACCATTCGACGAGAAAAAGACAGTACAAGCATGGATTGCTGTTGAACCTTCATAAGTAAGGTTTGTTGAAGAATTACCAGCGTAAAACGCTGTTGCAGAATATGAAGAAACAGAAAAAATTGTTAATGAAATAAAAATCAAATATTTAAAAAATTTCATAGTGTAATTCCTTAAATATTTCACTTAAGCAATCGAGAAAAAGCGATGCAAAGAATGATCAAAATAAACCAGTTAAGTGTAGATTCATCCATTGCATCGCCCCCAATTAACGACTAAAGAAGCCGATAACTTTACGAGCCGAGAAAATCAAAACGGTAATTGTTAATACAAATGTTGCACCTAATTCAATGTTTGAATTTGCATCTGAACCTGATGTCGCAGCACCTACATCCAAAGCAAAAGCAGGACTTACAGCCCCCATTAAACCCACAGAAAGTACAGCACCAGTGCCGTATTTACTGATGTTTTGACGATTAATAACGTTTAAACGCTTTTGAGTTTTTTCATTCATGACATTTCTCCTAGTCATAGAAGTCGTTGTATTTGTTTGACTACAAAGACAACAACAAAGATGCCAACAGCCCACAAAATTAATGTGTCTCTATCAGCGGTTGTTAGAGTTGGAACAAACGAATGTTCAACCCATTTAAGGCATTCATTCGTAGCCGAATTTACTTCTTCACAAAGGAACGCCATTTTTTCTAATTTCCAAATATTTAAGAATTAATTTGTAGATGAAATACATGTGAGCAAGTATTCCAAACAAAAAGAAGTACCAGACCATGTAATCCATTTAGTTATCCTTTACACGTTGATACGTGAAACTGGTACTGACCTTTGTGCAAATAAGTGCCACAGGTCGGACAGCTATAAGTTAAAAAGTTAGAGTGAATCATGGCGCTGGTTTGCCCTGTTGTTGTGGTTTTTGTGGAGCAAGATCAATAATGATTGTGGTTACTTGGCGACCATTCGAAACTTGTTGAAGCGTTACATCTGCTAAAAGAGGAAATTCAAGATTTTTAATTTTCTCGAAATTATCAGAAGTACCCCATTTGATTGATTCGCCCACTTCACCTACAAAATTGTCACCTTCCTGAAGATCGGCCTTATAGAAGATAGTTGTAGAATCATAAGGTTTACCCTCGAAAGCCCCTTTCGAAGATTTAGCACCAAATACAGTAATTGTTGATTTAAATTGCATGGATAAATTCCTTATAAGCAGTTTGATTAAGCAGAGGGACACCCACAAATAGGGAATATTCCTCATCTACATTAGTGTTTAGAATTGGCTGATTTATGCGTAAAGCTTGCATAACAGCAGCATGAGAAAATTGAAGTCTTTTAGGAATTTCATCTTTATCAGACGAAATGAGAGTTAAAAGCGCATCATCTGAAATGAACTTTCTAAATTGACGGATATACTTTCCAAATTGTGTTTTAACAATTTCCAAAGCTTTATCAACATTAATATTTGCTTGTTTTTCAACAAGTTGACATTTTTCAGGTGCAGTAAAATCATGCAATTGGTTGCACAATGCTTCGAGCGCCGGATAAGCACCCTTGAAATATGTAGACGGTGACAATAAAACATCAAGAGGCAAGTAACGGTCTGATGATTTAAGCTCAAGTTCGAGTCTAGTCCACAAACTAAGTGAATCTCCTTCTTTTTTGCCACGTTCATAACATCTTAAAAACTTTGAACTTTCTCGATTACCAACAGTAAAGGTTAAACCCTTGCCATTTATACGTTTCCAGTCACCAAGCTTATTAATTTCTGGGTTACGACCACCGCAAAAAAATAAATCTTCATTGTCCCATTGGTCACATGCTTGAACAGATACAAATTCACTTTCAAAATCATCAAAAGCTATATCGACACGATTTAACTTAGGGTTTTTTGCTTGAGTTTTTAAGAACTTATAAAGTTGCTCATTCCAACCTTTTCGAGCTAAAGCACAACCAGAACCATTAATCTGTACACGTATACGATTGTTATTATTGCCGTATAGAACCATACCTAAATTGTCTTGTAGATCATAGCCATACTTGTCGAAACGTATACCACACTTACGTTTTTCAGAGATACCGAAACCGAACATTTCAAATAGTAATTGATCAAGCCATGTTTCAATTGCATCACCGACAGCTAAGTCAATTTGTTCATTTTCTAAGTGCAGGTATTTATCACCAAAAGTAGATACACAGAAACTAAAAGTTACCCAGTCAAGACCTACAATATTATTTTCTACTGGTGTACAGCGAAGAACTGGCAAAACGCCCTTTGGGGTAGAAATCAGCTTGTAATTGTCCAAGTGACGAGGAAAAGCCTGTGATTCAGATGTTTTTTGCGTATCCGCTACCCCCATATTATAAAAGGGGGTCTCAAGCCCACTTACTGCCGTGTTTTTAGCGGGTATGGCTATTTTTTGTACAAAGATTTCAGCAATAGACTGATCATCTTTTTTCTTTGGTTGAACAAGAGCATTTTCAAAAGCAGACAGCTTATTTTTAGTAATGCCCTGCAACATATTAGTAAGAATTTGAGAATCAGCTAAAGACACATCACCGAAAGCAGTACGCGCATAAATTTCGTGTGAAATTTCTTTTTCAGCATGGAATATTTCAGATACAGACAGATAAGCAGAATCAAATTCTTGTATTTGAGAAAGTATTGCTTTCATTGATCTTCCCCAAACGCTTCAATTAATTCTGAATTTGATTCTTTATATAAGGTTGCATATGTATCAATCACTGTCGGATCGTATGACCATTCGTGAGCAACAAAAGCTAAATGACTAAGACAGTTTTCTGTAGAAATCGCTGGTGTAAGAGCTTCTAGAGAATGTTGCCCTTGATCAGAAACGATCTTAGCTACACTCTCGAAAGC